ACCTGGAGTGGCTCAGGCCCTTCACTTCCAAACGAAAGTGGCATCGACAGCGCACAGAACGGGACCGTTCAGAGTCCCGATTCTAGTTGTAAGCAACTAGATGTATCTGAGATCTTTAAAGGTCATCAGATACGAAACCCTTTGAGAAAGCGGGTATCCGTTAAAATCAAGGGTAGGTTGAAGAAGAAGAGTGCCTTCTATAAGAAAGTATCTCCTTCTGTTAGATTCAATCTGTATAAACAGGATGAATTCTACTCTAAACTATCTGATACTACACTTAAGTTATTGAGTAAGCATCAGGATAAATCGAAACAAGTTCAAATTGCAAAACTTGCACTTGTCGATCAATTGATCTGTTCGACACCAGAAATAATCCGGTTCGACAGAGATCGCCATGTATCAAAATTGATAAAATGGGTAATAGAGACTGCAACATATAATGTTGATCTAGTCTCTGAGCTATGGGGAGATATGTTGACGTATCTCAAACATCGAGCTCTAAAATCAGAGACTCCTCTGCCGAAAGTTCGTAGAGGAACTCCGTTTTTTGATGAGTTAGGAAGACCTTGTTTTCCTGACTCTGGGCCTCTCTCCTGGATGAAATCATTCATAGAGAAGGGCGCATCTTCTAAGTCAGACATGACACGTCTGTGTCACCTGACCAAGAGAGGTTTTCCTCCTGGTTCTAAGAAGAAGGGTAAGAAAGCGGTTCAGGAATTCCTGAATACTGTTCAGACACCTTTCCCAATTAGCCAGAGAAGAATAGACTTCCTAAGATCGCTTGGTAAGCGTATCGGAGAGAAGGTCAGACAGTTTGTCCCCAAATATGAATCTGAGGCACATCTGTCATTGACTTCGTCAGCATCTTTTGGATCCTCGGTCAGAGCCGGGGGTCGAAAGGCTGCAGTCTCGACGAAGTTTGTTCAATGGGCAAGGGAAATCCCTTCCAAAGACGAATCTGGTACTACACATTTTGGCCGACCATTCAGGTTGGTTAGTGGTATTCCCAGATGGAGAACAATGTGTCGATATATCGACCAGGGTTCTAAACCTGAATTTGGAGAATCAGGTCTGATAGAAAATTTCGACTTCGAAAATTTCTCTCTTCAAGATCCTATTAATGGTCTTGATTCTTCAACAGGCTTCCTGCTCCTGCAGTGGTCTATCGAAGAAGGAATCAAGTCCGGCAGTATCGTCGGAGGTAGATTCGTCGAAGAGGGCGAACTTAAACTAGGTAAGCCCCCCGTAGCTTCAGTTTCATCTATATATGAACCTGGGGGAAAGGTCAGAATTGTGACAGTCGGTGAAGACTGGCTCACGATTCTTCTCCAACCCTTCGGGCATCATGTAAAAGGATTACTCGAAAGCTTTCCTCCAGCTCGAGCAGGTCTACGTAGAGCTGCTCAGGGCTGGGAATATGCCATGTCTCTCTCAAATAAGAAAGAGGCAGAGGGACTGAGCTCAGAGGGTTTATACGCTCTGACCTCAGATCTTAAGACGGCCACAGATTACTGTAGCCATCACGTCTCAGACGCTCTGTTAACAGGGTTCTTAGACGCATTTGACGTGACTAACCCATATCTGAGGTTCGCTGTCAAATTATTATGTTCATCACGGAAAATTTGTACAAATGATCCAGATGATTGGAACTTCTATGAGACCGCTAGAGCGATCTTCATGGGAGATCCAGGTTGTAAGAGTGTTTTAACTCTTATAAACCTAGCTGCTGAGGAAGAAGCCTTCATCAGCTACCAACAGGAGATTGATCCTTCTAAAGAAGATCCATCCCTCAGCATACCACCAGTACCTCAAAAGTGGAGACACTTTGCATGTGCTGGTGATGATCATGCAGCCATTGGACCCAAGAAATATCTTGAGAACATAGGTAAAGTACACAGTAAAAATGCAATGTGCGTGAAATTTGAAGGCAACTTCATTTCACCAATTGGTTCATTTTATTGTGAAGAGTCTTTCTTCTTTCCAGGAGCTAGACTGGTCGGTATAAATCTTTTCACCGAACCGTACGAAAATACCATCCATGTGGATGCGATTAAGGTACGTCTCCTATCCCAAGCTACTAAAGTGGCCGAGGTGAGAGATGAGAAGAACCCTTTCATTGGAAAGGCTTCATATCTAGAGAGGAAGCTTGATTGGCTCCCTCCTGGATTCTCTTCACTCAGAGCTATCGCTTCTGAGTGGTTCAGAAAGAAGACCGTGGAATATCTACCATGGAATTCTTCTCATGCATATCTACCTAAAGGATTAGGTGGATTGCAGCTCCCTACTGGTCGAAAAGTCGACTGGGAGAGGGTTGTGCGAGGTTCTGACAAGACACACATCGAAGCAATGTATGTCCGTCTAACCTCAAAACATTATAGCATGTTAACCATATATACGGGTAAATATGCCAGTAATGAAGTTGCTAGAGGCGTCGCCATCGACCCCTCTGCCGAAGAAATTCGAAATTTACTTTCAAATTTCCAAGTTGGTACTGAGGAGATTCTTCAGAGAACCAACATATCTCTTGGTGATTGGGAATCCATGCGCCATAGAGATCGTCTACGTCTGCTCAAGAAAGCAGGAATATCGTCCATTGAGGATCTGTTAACAGAACTCGAGAGACCGTATATGTTCAAATTTATGATATTGGCACCTTTTGCCGTATCAAAAGAATTTGAAACTAGACCATGGAACATACGTCATCGTGTATTCCTAGAGAATCTTTCTAAGCTGGGGATTACCCCCGCTTCAGAAGAACATACTTTGAAGGTAATAGATTATCTTACAAAGTTTGATTATCCATCACAGGTAAAATTACCTATTCAGGATAGTATATATGTCGACAGTAAAAGAATTACTAGTGACTTATGTACACTTAGAACTCCACTTGATCATTCAACGGAGTCAAGATTAACACAAGATTCTTTGATGATAGCATCAAGACCTTGTGATATCAATCCAAAAGAGATTGATATTTATGAGCACTGGCCTTCAAAGGCCCTGCTCGATACTCTGCGTGATTACACACAGAAATTGTAAATTATGTCTGACTTTCAACCTCAGTCGGCTTTCGGGTCCGGGGACACCTTGGGCTCGTGTGAGGCGTGATGAAAATCATCCACTCGCTTT